GAAAGAAATTAAAGCATACTCATCAGTAGAAGTAATTTTAAGCCCTATATTTTCTGTACCGCTACTAACAGATACAGTCGAACCATCAAAAGTTAAATTCGCTGAACCAGCCAAAGAACCAGAACTGTTATATTGAACTTGAGTGTTAGAACCACCAATAGTTGCATCAGCCCCCGCTGCACCTGTAGCACCCTGAGCGCCAGTAGCGCCTTGAGCGCCTGTAGCTCCAGTACTTCCCGCAGCACCAGTAGCGCCTGTAGCACCAACTAAAGAAGTAGCCGACCCCCACGACCCACCAGATTTAGGTCCATAAATAGCATCAGCATTAGTGTCAATATAGAAATCGCCATTAGCGCCAGTCCCCCCAGACGGAGCGCCACTACCATTTAATACAGTTTTACCATCAGCTCCTGCGGCTCCAGTTGCTCCAGCCGCACCTGTCGCGCCAGTTGAACCGTCTGAACCATCCGAACCATCTGACCCCGCAGCTCCAGTCGCGCCTTGTGGACCTTGCGCGCCAGTCGCCCCCTGCGCCCCTGTTGCCCCTTGCGGACCCTGCGATCCAGTCGCTCCAGTTGGACCTGCCGCTCCTGTCGCACCAGTAGACCCTGCTGGTCCCACCAAAGAAGTAGCAGAACCCCAAGAACCGCTCGCCTTCGGACCATAAACTGCGTCTGCGTTTGTATCAATGTAAAAATCACCATCTGCTCCAGTACCACCTGAAGGAGCGCCTGTCCCATTCAAAACAGTCTTGCCATCAGCACCAGCAGCACCAGTAGCCCCAGTAGAACCAGTCGCTCCAGCAGCTCCAGCCGCACCAGTTGGTCCTTGTGCGCCTGTAGCCCCAGTCGATCCCGCAGGACCAGTCGGACCATCACGCAATACAAAGTTGAACGTAGCCGCAGAAGAAGAACCCGCATTAGTTACAGCAGCAGTACCAGAATTAACAACACTCGAAGTGGAACCAACAGCAATAGTCGCTGCTGCACCAGCAGCGCCAGTCGAACCTGTTGCGCCCGCAGCGCCAGTTGCACCCTGAGAACCTGTCGCACCTGCTGGTCCTTGACTTCCAGTAGCGCCAGTAGGTCCAGCAGGACCAGTTGCACCTGTGCTACCCGCAGGACCAGTTGATCCAGTCGCGCCAGTCACTCCCTGAGTTCCCGCCGAACCAGTCGCACCCTGAGCCGCTAAAGTCTGCCAATAAGCAGTATCACCAGGTGTATTCCCAGTTGTATTCTGTCGAGCCACATAAGCACTACCGCTATGAGCAACAACATCACCAGCCACATACGCAGTACCAGAAGCATAAGTTCCCCGATAATTAGGGGAATTAGCTAAAGAAACGGTTACATCAGGACCAAGCGATTTATTGATACGCAAATTAGCCATCAGTAATCCAAAGTCACAGTAATAAGAGCCTTAAAAGCGTTCGTGTGAGGCGCTAAAGCCGAATATGTAGCATCAGTGCCTCCATCAGAAGAAAAACTAGAAGTCCGATTCGCTATCCACAATTCTTTAGTAGACAGTGCAGAAGCAAGAGAAGTGTTCAGAGTAAAAGCACGAGCCACGTTAGAACCCCAACTATCCGCCCCAGTAGCAAACGTTGTCATATTCGTCGTATTTATAGAATCATCAGCATCGCCAGAACCAATAGTTCCGTCATACTGCCCCATATACCAACTCTCGCCACTACCAGTTGCAGTTGTAGAAGCCCCACTTCCAGACATCCTAAAAACAGCAACACTTAAAGAAGTGCAAGTAGGTCTAGCCGCTATAGCAGTAGCAAAAGTAATGCCTGTAGTGTCATCAGTATCAGCGGTGAAATCCATCACGCATATATGGTCCCCATATCCATAAGAACCAACACGGCATTCGTTAGAAGAACGCCACCCAGAAGGTCGCCAAGAACCAGAGTTCGTAGCATAAAAGCTGTACGTTACAGGATCAGACTTAGACCAAGTTTTAACCCAATTCCCAGTACCAGAACCAGTCGAATACCAAACATGCTTCGGATTAGACCAGTTGCCTGTACCAGACCCAGTTGATCTTTTTACTTTTGTACCATTAGGGACAGATGTCCAGTTACCTGTTCCTGACCCTGTTGAACGTTTCAACGCAGCCATCAGGAACTCGTATCAATCCAAATTTCCCCAGCCCCACCAGCACTAGGAGCAGACGAAGCAATAGTTACTTTTGCGTATCCATACGTTGCAACATCCGCCGCAATTTTATCCTGCACAGCAGCAGAAGTCATAACAGAAGTATCGTTATCAGCAAACGATTCGGAACCTGTTTGAACAGCAGTAATCCCAACCGAATCTATAGTCACTGTCCCTGAAACAGTTAAAGCAGTTAAAGTCCCCACACTTGTAATGTTTGGCTGTGCAGCAGTAGTAACAGTCGCAGCAGTACCAGAACAATTCCCAGTAACGTTCCCAGTTAATGCGCCAGCAAAAGCAGTCGCAGTTACCGTCCCATTAACATCCAGCTCAGTAGTAGGGTCTTTTTTAATACCAACACGATTATTGGAAGAATCAACCTTCAACGTATTTGAATCAACAGTTAAATCCCCGCCAACCACCAAAGCTCCAGTTAAAGTTCCCCCAGACAAAGGTAACAAACCAGGACTAGAATTAATGTAAGTTTCGACATCAGTAAAGTTTTGATTAACCTCTGAAGCAACAATGGCTGTACCAGCCGAAAAATCTGTTGTTACTGAAAGTGTCATTACCTAAGTCTCCTGACCATATATGTGAGAGTTAAAGCGTTCAACTCCCAAGTATTGTTCGTAGTTGGACCTTCGACCTTCACCGATATAGACGATGCTGTCCCAAGTGTCGGATGTTTTTGTATATCAGTAGCGGAATCCTCCGCAGGTGAAGCCCACACACCATTACCCTGAGTTCCTTCTGCGTCTTGCCATGTAGCGGCACCTCCACCAGCCCCCCAAATAGAAGCAGAAGAACGACCTGGAATCACAGCATTAAAAGACCTGTGAACATCAGCCATGTCATAATCGGAATACACCTTGAACGGCAACGTGATAGAAGCGTCAGCTAAAACAACAGTTCTAGGGCGACCCCACCTTTTACGAACAGTAGGCATCTTCGCATCAAACCAGGAAGTCCGATAATGAGAACTAATATGGGTAGTTGCAGAACCATCGTAAGAATCAGAAGTTCTGCTCTGTTCAAGCTTTACCAACCTTCCGCCTTTAACGCCAAACATGACATGAGCAGCGTTAGGTGGTCTATGCCTGAACAAAGCATTCACATCAATATCGTGAACAACCCAAGACCCTCCCTTAGCTAAAGTAGGGTCAAAAACAAACACTCTTCGGTCTGATCCCCAATCAACCGAAACATACAAACGATTCTCTCCCCACATCAAAGAAGGAGGATTAGTTAAACCAATCGAACCATCTTTCACAGCAGGAACTATCTTTTCAAACACCCAAGCAAATCCGTTGTCGTTATATACATAAACGCCTTGTTCGGCGAACCAAAAGAAAACACCCAAACGAGAAACCACAGGATTCGTGTTCATCCTCGCACCAATATCGTTAGTTAAAGTAACCAACTGAAAAGACTCAGTATCGAAACCATAAATAGCGTGAACACTGTTTTGCTTAAAAACCAGTAACCGATCCCCAAACGGAACCAAAGCAGTTATGCGATCCCCATGCTCACCCACGTTCACATCAACATAATGATCTGAGTTCCAATCCTCAGCCTGATCCGTATGCGACCAACGAAGACGACTCGGATACCCTGCACCAGATTCAGTAGTGTCAGCGACCCAAACATGCTCAGCCCAAACCGCTACATGAGTAGCGATAGGCATATTCCCGCCAGCAGGAGTCAAAGAATCATTAAAAGATTGCGTTAAACGAGTAGCAGTACCGCCATCCCATTTCAAAGGCTGATCCGTACCATTCTGTGAATAATTAATGTTATTGAAAGTCACGCCCCGCGAAAGAGTAGTAACAGAATTAGCTGCTGGCTGACCGCCACCACCAATAACATCAGTAAAAGAACCAGAAGTAGAATAGGCAACCTTGTTGCCGTGAGAAACCATGATTTGAGAAGTACCACCAGTTTCGTGATGCTCCCAAACATTAGTGATCGTGTTCGCAGTAGCAGAAGAGTTATGTGCCTCTACCCCATTGCGTAACTTAACGCCACCTCTAGGGTCCACATCTATATTCAACAAATCAGGAGATTCGTTAGCAGCCAAACTGAATTGGTCCGCTCGAAAATTTAAGCCA